TCATAGCATAAGGATTTTTTGATTAATTTTTGTCTTGGCTCGCCATGTTTTTTCTTGATTTTGTTTCTTTTGTTGTTCTTTGTGGCGTCGTTTCTGAATTTGTTGTAACATCAAGATGGAATGTTCTACCGACATATCCGCACCCATATTTTGAACAATTTGTGGTAGGAGGGTTTGATATTAAATGTAGTTTTTTTCACACGAATGAATAAAGTTTTTTTTTCTTGTTTTGGTTTTGGTTTAATTGAATTTAGATTTTGTGAAAAAGTTAATCATTGATATATTTAATAGACACCACGCACAAACATGGCCATGTAAGCAGGTGGCGAGTTTGGTTTTAGGGAATGGGGCGAGTAACCCCGTACTACATACACTGCACTTGCATTGAACACGCGACGTGGTATTTTGTATTCTACACTACTGCCTTTCTGGCTAACAATAGAACATGAGTGAATTCTTATGGTTAAACCAAACAAAGGCGACACAGTGATACGATCGTCAGGTGAGATTTTGTGAGCCAAATTTGAATGCCATTTGATGGTGAGAAAAAGATCAGTTTGATCGTATTGAGATAACATAACGTAGGGTAGTGCTTGGTTTTGGTCAGGATACAGTGATACCATGGTATAACGTGTATGTCCACGTTTGCTCGGGATTATGCAAAAGTCGGGATTTTGTGAATGCCATTGAGACTTGGTGACATATTTGAAGATAGTGATTACTTTGTGACGTTGATTGTGTTGTTGTCGCAACCATTGACCGAGAGCCTCTGATTCTCGCCATTTTTTGTGTGAAGGTCGGGGTTCTTTGTATATTAATTTCAAAGATTTGATGTTATGAGAAGGTTTTGTGGGTTTGGTCGATTTGGGTAAGAATGTTGGGTCATATAATTCTGAAGATTCGGATTGTACTGACTTTGTTTCATCACTAGAACAATCATTCATGACTACAAGATACTTGAGAAAATAAGCCCCAAACAAGATCAAATTGGACCAGTCTACCCCCACCCACCAACCCCCGTGATTACTTTCCGGTCTCCCAAAAAAAGAAAAAAAACAACAACAACAACACAACAATAAAACACCAGAGAAGTCATGGGATTGATTCAAATTGAATATTTTATTGTTACTTGTCACACAACTACGCCCATACACATACACATACACATACACATACACATAGAAATATTGACAATAAAAAATTGTATTATGCCGAGGCTCTCAAAGCCTTGATTAATTTCAAATCATCGGCTTGTGTGGTTTGTCGACCCGCATGAGCCGATAATTGACCTGCATCTGACAATATCTTGACCATGTAATTCTCGGTGGCTTCTTGAATGGCCAACATGGCAGACTTCTTGACTTTGAATCCTTGTTCAGGAGCCACAGTAGACAACAAATGACGAATATAGCGTCCAAAAGTCCAACGAGGTAACATCAATCGATTGGAACGTTGATATTTACGAATCAATCGGACGGCCACTGTGCCAGGTAAGAAACGATGAGGTCTTTTGATACCGGGGTCTGCCTTGGCTGTAGTCTTGACTTTTGCCTGGGGTTTGCTGCTACTTCTGGACTTGCTTTGACTTTTGATCTTGCTCTTGCTCTTGCTCTTGCTTCTGCTCTTGCTCTTACTTCTATTTTCGGTCTTGCTCTTGGTTTCGCTCTTATTCTTACTCTTACGTTGTGCTGCTGCGGTTTTGTTGCGTAACTTGGCTGCAGTAGTACTATTTGATTTGGGTACTAGTTGAGATTTCGTAGTTGAACTAGCAGATTTGATACGGGCCATGATGACTGAGGTTGATATATAATATTTGAAAGTACGGGCTTTTAAATCAAGATCGAAAATAAAGAGAATATTGAGTTTTGAATGAAATTTGAATCTTGTTGGCTTGGAAAAACAGACTATTCTTGCAGATAATTGGTACCACTGGATTAAGAAAAAAAAATATTATCTCACTCTGGAGGAAAAAAAAATAATGTTTGTCTCTTAAGCCCATGCAAGCGCGTATGTTGTGTCTACGGCTATTTTGTAGGATTAGATTTGACATAGTTCGGACTTACTTGAACGCGGTATTCGGTATTTATGTTACCAACATGGTTCGTTAGCCGCTCGAATTTACGATACCATGTTTTGTAAGCAAGGAAAAAAAAATGTGGCATACATGAACAAATCATACCCATACCTCACGGATTTTTTTGATTCAATTTCGATCTTCAACACACACATACAAACAAACAACCGCGTACGCCCATGGCTCAGCAGCAACCACAGAATGTCTTAAATGGCAAAGTTTATGTCTTGTATATACTTCCTCAAGATGCTAATAGTGAAAAAGCCTTACAACTGGCTCGTTTGGCTCCCGGTATTCATGTACAAGATATTCGATCCTTGAATGTTAGACCACCCTGGCTCACTACAGTTCCCACTTTATTGCGTATCAGCGATAAGGATATCAAGCAAGGTGGTCCAGCCTTGCAAGAATTACAATTTTGGATTCAACAAAATCAACAAAATCCAGGCCATCGTCTACCAACCCAACGAGAGCCGCATATGCCTATGAATCCCATGCAACATATGCCACCCTCGGTACAACAACAACAACACTATACACCCAATATGCCTTATCCCACACCAACCATGCCCAACATGCCCAATATGCCATATCCTCCACAACATGTACCCAATATGCCATATCCTCCACAACATGTGCCCAATATGCCATATCCTCCACAACATGTGCCCAACATGCCCCCAGCATCTTATGGAAATTATCAACAGCAACCGCCACCACAATCCATGTATAATTCTCGCGTACCTTCTCCCCCTCAAATGGGCAGAGCACCTCCCCATAATTGGCAACAAGGGCAAGCCTTACCTCCTCATGTTATGGCACAAATGCAAGCCAGAGACAATTCTGGCTATTTTGCAGCGGATCATTCAGTCAATCATCAAGCACCTAGGGTGGATACGTCGGCGGCAGTAGATAATCGTTTGCAACCAGCATCTGGTACTGGACAATTTGGGTTTTCCTTAAACAGTGCTTTTGATACCCAGGAAGATTTTGTAGCCCAACAAAACGATAGTCGTTATTCGGGTCATAAAGTACAACAAGGCGATATTGAACAAATGATGCGATTGCGAGAACAAACGGCGCGATTGAAACCACCACCAGGTTACCATATTCCCTCCAATGTACCCAAACAAATGGCACATCAAATGCCACAAATGCAAATGGCTTGATAACATAACCCCCTCCCCCCCCCCCCCCCTCAAAAAAAAATTACCCCCAACTCGAGACTGTATTCACATACCCATATCTCATTAATCATAATTTCACAAACAACAATCTCGATCATGTCCGCCAGTGACGATAAAATAACATCAATTCAACAAAATATCACGGACAATCATCAAACTATTATTCGCCTCCAGCAGGAAGTACAAGGCTTAATTCAACAAAACATTGTGCTGGAAGAATCACTCCAGAAATTGAAGTTTGAATATGCCTCAAGTACACTCAAGAACCTGCAAGATAACCGTGATTTGCCACAGATACGTCAGTTTTTCCAGAAATTGTTGGGGGGTAACGAATGTATAGAGGATCAGTGGTACGTATATGGCTATCTCAACCAAGAACCCAAACAAGTTTTCTTTAGAATGTCGCCCAATGGAGACATCTATAGGCCCACTGGTCGTGCCGTAATTTGTAATGCGTATCGTGTCAAATTGAACAAATTTAAGGCTTTGTTTCCCTCCAAACGATTTTTCTACCCATAATCCTGTGTTTTGTTGTGCTGAATGTGTTTAATGTGTTGTACTCTATGAAATTGAAAATAAAAGAATTCAATTTATGTTGAGGTTTTTTTATGGACAATAAAATACAGAATAAATATCAACCATTTCCTATAAGTCATAATTTGGTCATGTTTACAAAGAGATATTTGACTGGTTTTTGAGAAAATTCAAGAATTCATAAAGTACAGGATGTTTCAACTCGAAAAGATTTATAAATGAATCAGTGAGTTCTTCAATCTCGTAAGGCTTTTTGTAAGAATTTATGAAGCCATGCGTCTGCAAAAAATCATGAGTTTGCAGGGGGTGGTAGTTGGCAATACTCCGTTTTACCTTTAATACTGATCAGGTTATAAATTGTAATTACAATGATGTAGGTGTGGGATTTTTTGTCAGTTTCCACCAATTGCACCAGGAGTATTCTTTGAGGCATAGAATCCAGACTCGTTGTCGAAGAAATTCCCTCAAAATCTGTTCGGAAGAGATACCCATTTTTGCCATGTACATAGTCTTCTAGTTTTGTTTTTAAATCCCGTGACATTTCTGGTTTTTCTTGGGTGTTAACTTTGGAGTAGAGATGTTTGGATTGTTGATGACCCGTGGTAAGCCCACAATTTCAATTGGTCTGTTTGAAAGTTTGTGTGCGCTCTGTTATTACCAGGTCTTTTTGTGGTTGAATTAACAAAAAAAAAATTACATAAAGTTAACTTTCATTATAATTGGGTTAGGGTTTTATTTGATATTCAAAATTGAATTCTAATGGTGAAGATAATATATAATTCAATTTGAAATCTTTGACATCGGCTATTACATCAGATGGAAACATGGTTCGCCAATTATCATTTACGTGGGCTACTTTGTGTTTGACGTAAAAACTTTTTACTACATTAGAATGACCATTTCTAGATAAGGATCGGGTGGCTGTGTCGTGTTGTTGATAAAAGTTCATTTGTACTCGTCGATTGTTCATCACTACTGGCTTGTTAAAATAATGATAAAGTTTGGGCAGTAATTGTTGTGTTAAATTTTCCATTCGCTCATTGTAATCTGCGTTGTCATGAAATTCAATTTGCAGTACGATGTCCAATATGGTTGTAACTGGATGTCCACTCATATAACATTGTTGTATTTGGCTGCGAATCCAGTCAATAGAAGAAATATTATTGGACATTACTCTTGATTGAAAAGTGTAAGATGAAGTTTTGTTTATTGTGAAGAAAAAAAAAATCAATATTCATCTAATAAAACGATTACAGTTGAACCCAAAATAAACCAACCAACTTCAAGACATAATTATGATGATGACTACAACATGTTCGACAATTTCACCAACTTTATCACCCTTACCAACTTCACCACCTTCGCCAACTTTTATTCCATCTTCGCCTGATATTACTGCATCCCCACAGGATGACAATTATTTATTGTCGTTTGGAGGTGAGTTAACTGGTTTGTCGCGGTGTAGGTATGGCACTACAAGCACCAGCATTAGTTCTTTTTTTGGTTATTGTTATTTTTGCGATTATTCCCGACACTCTCAAAATCATTGCCCCTTGCGTAAATGTCGCGAGTGTCGCAACTATGGCCATAGCGAGAAAGTCTGTCCAGAATTGAAAAAGAAATTATATAGTTGGCGTAATCCTCAAAACATATCTACCCAAACTTGGCGATATAAACAAAAACCCACCACTGCTTGGCCACGTAGTGTACCTGTCACTACGAAGAAGTCGATCGCCAACGAAGTTTCAGTTCCTGCCACTTTTGAGTAATTTGGGTCGCCCAATTCGACCATTCCATTTGCAATCTTTGTATCCAACCCTTGTGTTGAGCATATTTAAATAAACCGAATATCATTGCCACAATCAAGACTATAATTACAGCCAGTAAAATCCAACCTAGAGGCGTCAAGCGATATTCCGGTTTGGTAGGTGGATTGTCACTGTACAAGGCGGTCTCTACATTCACAATTTGCAATATGTCTTTTTTAATCAAACTTACTAAAATCTCATCGGTAAGTGTGAGTTTACATGTCTCATCTTTCATCATGCGTTGACACAAAGCATTGCCATTGTACGATACAGCACTACCGGCCACAATGATACCTGATGGCGATGGTGTTGGCGTAGGTTGTGTGGGCGATGGTGTTGGTTGTGGTGTTGGCGTAGGTTGTGTGGGCAATGGTGTGGGTTGTGGTGGTGATGGCATTGGTGTTGGTGTGGGCGATGGTGTTGGTTGTGGTGGTGATGGCGATGGTGTTGGTTGTGTGGGCGATGGTGTGGGCGATGGTGTGGGCGATGGTGTGGGCGATGGTGTGGGCGATGGTGTGGGCGATGGTGTTGGTTGTGGTGTTGGTTGTGGTGTTGGTGATGGTGTTACTCGTCTGATAGGTGTGGGTGTGGGTGGTCTGGGTGGCTTGGGTAAAGGTTGTTTGAGAGGATTATTAATGGGTTGATTGGTGGTGGGATCAATAATCATGGGTTTCCATACATAGACGCCACCTACACCACTGGATAGATCATCAAAGCCAATGCCTTTATTGAGCCCAGTGGTACCAAACATGGCCACCTTGAAAAACCCATCACTGTTCCACATGGGTCCATTGCTATTGCGACATATCCAATACTCTACACGGCCGAAGCCGGGTACATTGCAATCAACACCCCAACCCACAATCACAACCGCATGCACGGTAATAGTACCATTGGATAATTGTCGTTTGGAATCTGGCCAATATTGAGACCAAGACTTACCTTCATTTTTTTGAAATATGTCATTATATTGTTGTAACATGTTATGATAACTCGTGGCCAGACGAGGACTTTTGATGATTTCACAACCTTTGGCCCCAAAACCAGGCACACCAATATTGAATCGATACGCAAAATTCAACAAATTACTATCCATATTGGCCGTACTGGGTGTGATCTTTTGGGGATCTCCACAACTTGGTAGTGGAATCTTGTGGCGATTGACATACGCGCCATTGATATAAATGTTATTAGTCTCTGGCCACAAGGATTGACCACCAAAAGCAGTATATTGAAAATCATGACATAAATTAAACATAGTGACCACAGGACCATGGTGATAAATTTCATATTTAATGGCCTGGGGATCGGTCAAGACCACATGCACGTCTTTTTTATCCACATTACCATCGCCATTAAGATCGGCCAAGGCTAATACTTTAAATATATTCAAATTATCACCTGTGTTGGAACATGATTGAGGTATATTAGGATCACCTTTTTTCCAGCGACCCATATTGCCACCATTGGCCACAGATCTATCAATGTTGGATACTCCCAAACGACGAGAATTAGCCACAAATTCTTCTTCCGTCGTGACCCCTACTTTATTCATGGTCTCAAAACAAGATTCAATCGTACCTCCATTACAACCACCTACTTGACAATTATTCGCATTTGGGCAATATTCATTGGCCACGGCACAAGTGGTCAATTGACTAATGGAAATATTAGGACATTCAGTCAAACCCCAGATCGCAAAACGACTGCTTGTCGCTTGAGCCGCGGCAACAGCAAAACAATTACCACATCCTGGTTGTTGTTCGTAAATTGGAGGCAAAAATCCACCCACATTCAAGGGTTCGCCTTGGAAACGTTTACATACAATATCTGGTATCTTGGACCAATCAAACGATACAGGCAAGTTAGTAATATCAATATCACTACGCGCTGGTAAGGCCACTTGTTGTAATCGTTTGATTGACATTACTTGCGGAGATGTCTCTGGGGCCAAGGTTCCCGATTGGGCCTTGTCCATGACTTGCAATCCTGACATGATGTTTAACAATGACAATAACCAAAACTCCAATGTAAAGTGTGAACGAGATCGATCTGGATTTATTTTAATGCTTTATAAAATACTTTTCGGGTACAAGTCCATTTCTGGTTCATTTTAGTTTTTATTTATTTCATCTCTATCAAATCACACACACACACATATATACGGACACATACGGACACCTACGGATACATACAGACACACATATAAACCACTCACATATACACATACGGACACACATATACACATACGGACACACATATACACATACGGATACACGCACGGATACACATATACACACACGGATACACACACGGATACACATACACACACACACGGATACACACACGGATACACATATACACACACACGGATACACATATGCACATATACACGCATAGAGCCGAGTTGTTCTAATTCTGGCAAGGATACATGTGTTTTGTGATTTGACCAAGTTTATAGCCACTGATGACTACTTTTACCCACCTTATCGGAACCGAGCCAACAAGTATTGAACAGCGTTTATCAATGAGCCTTTGACAATGTTAACTATTCAAGAGGGATATGCACAAAACTTGGATCATTTACCACAACAATGGAGAAGTCTGAATTTAGGTGAAATTTATCTCGCAACTTTCAACATTTGCGTTTATTTTCCATCTTAAAATGCACAATGACAAAGACGTCCAAAAAACTCCTTCGCAACCCATTGTGATATGGCGACTGGCAATTATACTTTTGCAAATTCTGCTTCATGAAATTTACACATAGTCACCAAACGCTTATAATCAATAAAAACACACATCCAATTATGATTTTTGCAGTTTCAAAAACGCCAAAAGCATAAACGGCAAAACAGTAGTGGCAATAGTTTAGAGGGTAATTATTGTGTAGTGTAATAGTGTTTAGAGAGGGTAGTAGTTGTGTGGTAGAGAAGAGAACATTTGACAACCCATGAACGAAGTACAAAATCTGGCCTTTTTTTTTGTTTGTTTGTTTGTTTGTTTGTTTTTTCTTTTGATCATGCAAGGCTTAACATTATTCAATCACTCCAATAAATCTTGGTCGATAAGTCAGATCTTGATCGCTTTCATGATGACTCATGTTTTTAAATGCCGAAATGAAGTTTTTCAATAATGTTTCTGATTCTTCTGCTATCAATAATGTGGGAATTACGGAACATGTCTAATACATATCCAGGCTGATGGTAAAACACTTTGTACTCCAGCATCAAAAGATAATCTTAACTGGGGAACCACGACTATGTCCTCGAATGGAGAGTGATTTGTTGAGAGGAAAATTATACTGCCAAACGGAAGTGTTTTAGTGTTTTAATTTATTAAAAATTCATTGGTGGTACCATAATTACATACCTATTTCTTACACGCCACAATAAATTATTGTGAACACAGGTAATTTCATCATTCATTTCCAAGGCCTTCCACTTTGAACCTTGACTAGGAATAATTGCAAACCTCGATGAATTCATATGTGACAACTGGTGGTTTTATGAATTTAAGTATTTTTGCCAGTTTTTCGAATGATAGGTTATGTAATTATCATAAAGTGTGGGGTTTTCATCATAAATTTGATATATGATGTGTTTCTGCTTATTTTTGATGGCATAATATGAAGCACCTGATTGTTCTGCACTATGTATAAGTTCTTTCATATTGACGTTATTGAGTGAAATTGAAGGTCTCTCGTCATGGAACTCAAATCTTTGCAAATTAAAAAAAATGACAGTTTCAATATACATTCGAGACATAAATTCACCCAAAGATCGAGCCACATATTCGATAGATTTGCCTTTGAATTGGTCAGTGCGTGATTTCTTGTCAATGTATTGATAAATTTGACCATTAGATGGATGGATGAACCATCTGTATTCTTGTCCATAAACACATTGATGTCCCTCATAAACATTCAAATCCCAACATGTGTGAACAATTGGCATAAACAGAGGTAAATGGTGAGGATTTTTGTCACGAGCATAAGTAATTTCTTCTGTCCAGCGATCTTTTTTCTTGGCCCGAGGGTCGTAATCCAAAAACTGTTTCAAATCTTGAATAGTTCTAATGTTTTGATACTCTGGAAAAATTGTTACTGGAGGAACTGAGACACTATGACAGTAATAATTACCAAAATCAAAACGATATAAATCCAAACATGGACCCCACCAAGGCAGTGATTTATATTGGGGATCAAAATTGGGCACAAACCAACCCACATACGGATTTTTACGTACTAATCTTTTGCAAATTTTGGGTATTCTTTTTCGTGGTGCCACATAAGTAATGTAATGAGGGTATCTTTTTAATTGAGTGTTACTTGGCAATGTACCATATGGCAAATAGGGTGGTACTTTTGCTGCATCCATGAATTGATTATAAAACATGTCGGGATTGTTCAAAGACATGTGAATGAGATTATGAATATTGTTTTTTTTCCCCAAAATGATAACGTTTGTTGTCTTTTTTTTCAACACTTTTTTTGAAGCAAACCGTCTTTCCCAAGTTTGGTTTGGTAATACCGTGATTGTTATAACTACAGGAGTACAAAAGGAAATTTAACTAAGTTTGCCAAATTTTCTTTATTCATCTCTATCAAATCACACACATATACACATACGGATACACATATGCACATATACACGTATAGAGCCGAGTTATTTTAATTCTGGCAAGGATACATGTGTTTTGTATTGACTAGTATATTGGGTCCAAGTATCAAATGTTCCCCCGTTGGTAGGTTGAGCGCCGAGAGACCAGGTAAATGCAATCAAATAAGGTGATTGGGCCACTTGAGCGTTTCTTTCATGAAAACCTTTAGATTTAATTAATTCAGCACCTTGCGCTTGACTTTTTGCAATTTCATGCAATGTATCCATACCCAGTACTTGAGAAAATTGTCGGTGATACATATTGGCAGATCGGCCCGGATTTTCTCTGGAAACTTGAGATCCATTATCTTCAAATTGATTGCTATCGGTATGAAAAGCACATGGTAGATGTAAAGTTAAACCACCATACCGTCCACTTAAGTACAATTTAACCGCAACATGATCTGACCAAACTGCACCACCACTCACCAAACAAACTTCAGCAGGTGACAATTTCAACTCACGACATATAACGTCATCGCATTTGTTCACCATTCGGTTGAAAACATCGGCTGTCATTTTCTTTAGTTCATCATTATCACGAGCAGCCGTACCTATCACTGATACATTGATCAAACTTTTGAATGGGGTCACTTGCATTGGGAAAATAAAGTGTTGGTTTGAATTTTTGAAGGGGTCAAATGAGCATAACCAAGGTTTTATTCTTTTTATTTTTTTTATTTGCAGCATGGTCCACGTTAGATTGTGAACATTTATATATTCATCAAACTACATTTTTGTTGTTATTATTGCCACTAAAACTTTCATACACAAACCATAAACATTGATGAAGCATATTTTGTTTTTGTTGCAACTGTATTCAATCACGTTTCTTTGGCATTATTTTGTACTTTATCATTGGCGGAATCACATGTTTAAACAACCAGAAGTAACATCGATATCAAATTTGCATTCTCAATTTATATCTGCCAGAGGAATTTTGAGTCATCTTTGGACTTTGCTTGGAGTCTCCAATATGTTAATTGCCAATTATTGTAATGTCTATCCGTGGGGAATTGAACAAATCTTTCTAATTTTATTAGCATCGTTTCCATCTCAATTGGGATCAAATGAAATCACTCAATATGGAGCAATCAGTAGAAAAACTAGTTGTATTTTGCACTATTTCTTGATTGGCACACATTGGTTATTATCTTGTCTCACTTTGGCTGTTAATCGTGCCTGGATGGAATTAGGATTGCATCTTATTTTAAATGTATTAACTGTATTGTTTCACCTCCAGTTTCACAAAGTAGTTATATTGTTGGAAGGATTATCAGCAACGTGTATTAGTGCTTTTTACATGAAAATAGTAATTACTTGTATTAACAAATAAAATCAGTTACATATACAGTTATGGCAAATCACACAAAGTTTGATTATTTAGATTATGATTGTCTTTGTTGTCTTTGTGGTCATGTATTGTCAAATTTAGGCTCAAGTTAGTGCTAAATAGATCGAATTTTAATGAATATTTGGCAAAACTCGCACTCTCAGAAGATAAAAGTTTGAAATGTTCTGGTAAATGTTCAACTTTGGTATCGCACGTTACCATTTTGACTTCATCTGACAAAGGTTTAATCCAAGTCCAATAAACTTTGTGACAATCAGGATGATGAAATGCCCAAGTGTATAATTTAGCCCCACCAATAACAAATGTTTTATCAATCACATTTTGATGGTCTTTTACCCAGGTCCAAGCCTCTTCTGGATTAGATACACCCATAAAGGCTGCATGATTGGTACCAACCAGAGTTGATGGATCTGAAGTAATGACGATATTCAGTCTGTTTGACAATGGACGATGTGCAAGAGGTAAAGATTCCCATGTTTGGCGACCCATGATGACCGCATTGAGTTTATTTTCATACAAAGTGAATGATGTGATATAAGAAAAGAACTTGAGTTCTTCAGTACAATGCCATGGCAATCTACCTTGATATCCAATACCACAATCTTGATCTGAGCATAATATGGCCGAAAAGCCCGACATAATCTTGACTGTAGTTGAAGGTTTGAATGTGTCAGGTGAGAATGGGAAGAATTGTGTTACCCCAAAAAAAACAATAAACCCAAAAATCACTTATAAATTACAGTTTAATTATAGAATTTATTGGATACAACCAATACAATAAATGAAACTCAAACTTACAATTATGATTTAACCACAAAAATACAAAGAAGTAAACTAAAAATATTACAAAGAGTTTTCAATTATCACGTTCAAGCGCCTTGACAATCATGGATTCCACGAGTGATTGACTCACGCAAGGACGAGTAGCCATCTGGGCCAAAGCAAGTTTAACTGCAGCATTATCTTGGAAAAGACCCAACTTCTCAGCCCGTGCAAGGTGTTCCTTGTACTGGAGATGGTCTGGCCACGCGCCCATGTAAATACCACACTGAGTGTCGATATATCCAACCACAATGACACCAGGTTTTGCTCGGAATGGTAATTTTTCCCACACTGCGACACAACAGACCCACTTTCCAGCAAAATACGCTGCAATTAAAGACGAGGCAAGAACAGAGTTTGTCTTGTTTTCTTGAACATGTTTCACTGCTTGTTTATATTGTGTTTTATCAAAAAGAGCAGTGTGACTGTCCAAAGTGCTATCAAAGAATGATGATACAAATAAATCGGAAGTTGAAATGTTGGCCATGTTTGGTTGTGTTTGATGTATCTAGTGGGAATAATTGACAATGTATAGTTTGTGTTTGTTGGTGTAATAAACGTAATTTGAAAGAGATTGATTGATTGTATGTGTATGTGTATGTGTATGTGTATGTGTATGTGTATGTGTATGTGTATGTGTATGTGTATGTGTATGTGTGATAATCAAGCAGGATAATGCGTATGTATGTCAAAGTTGTGTGTTTGAGATGGATGACAAAAATGACACAAGGCTTGAAACACATCCAAAAAAAACTGTCCACCCTGGGGTAGTATAGTGGGGGGTGGAAAAAGATCGATATTATAATGTACCTGGGATAATAAATAAACCACATTATCCTAAGAACCAAATGTCCACCACATGGGAAGATGAAATGTTTTGGCCCATTGAAACAGATGCTTATATGCGATTAAAAACAAGACTAAGACTAAATCTCAGACAACCTGTTGCACAAACACCAACACATAGAGACATTGATATCAACTATGCACATACACCACATACATCACATACAGCACATACATCACATACAGATCGCAAACCACCAACAGCACATACAGCACATACAAAACAAAATTTTAAATCAGTACATACATTACTCCATACACCCAATCAAAACACTAAATTTCAAGCACACCACTGGCCACAATCGCACAAGTTGAAACAAAAACAACGCCACCCATCCGTCAACCAATATCGTCATTCGCATCCACATCATTCACATCGTCCTCAATCTCATTATCGGTCACATTCCAAAAAACCACATTACCAAACAAAATCCATCAAGTATTGGTACTCTCAAAATCAAAAAAGATACAATTGGTACCAAAACCTCAAATATTGGCAATACATTAAATCACAATGGCACACTGATCAACGGCAACAATCTAAACACCGTGTATTACCACGAACTCGGATCAGGTCGTGTCAGTGTCAAAGACAAAGACAAAGACAGCCAAGATTGAATTCTACATATCATAACAATAATAATATCAATAATTTCCACAATAACAATATTCGCCAAATATCTACCCACAACTATAGCCCCGATATGACGTCGTGGGGGTGAGTTCAACATTTAGGGGTACTACTGGGTATTTAATCTTTTTTCTCGCATTGTTCAATGGTATTCAAACCATCAAGTTTACCCTTGCCAGACTTTACCATGCAACCATCACCATTATCAATTTCATCAGTAGCATCTGATGTCATCACTGCTTCATCAACAGCCGCAGCATGTATATCACCCATTTGTAACAACAAATTACCACTGATTTCATCATTGCCAAAGAAGGCTCTCGATCTATCTTGGCCACCCGTCAAAGGTGATCGTATGTACCAATATAAGAATTGTCTCATGTTGCCTGCATCGTGGTCTTTTGAATATCCTAGTTGGATTCAAGAAACCCCCAGAACCCCTTCTAAGTTTATCGCTGTACCACCAGCACCGCGACATATTGATTGTATTGGTATTACTAGCCGTCCCCTGGGCGACTTGCTGGTACAGTTTCTCCAGCAAGACAGTCAGGGTAGAACACTGGTCGATTTGGCTGGTCAATTGGTGGATTTTGTACCTGTGCGATTATTGTGGCTTTTTACCCTCTATAGATATCGAACTCAAATTGTGATCGTTTTGCCTTTTTCGCCATCATTGAAAACCTTATTGGCCCAATATAATATTAATGATCATCAAATGTTAAAAGTATTAATTCATACTACATTGTTATTAGCCATGGTCAAGCATCAAGTCGAGTTGCCATCCATCCAATCTTATGAACAATGTTTGGCATCTATTCCTTTTGAAATTTGGCATGAAGACCAAAACTCTGAAACCAAGATCTCCAAAATGAATCAATTTTGTGAACGAGCCCGGACAGTGTCTCTGCGCGATGTATATCCACCACCACCCCAGGGTTATCAATTTGATCCACACTGGGTCCAGTACGTTGTGGTTCAAGTGGAACAATTGAGTCAGTCTCCACGTGAACCTTGCGAACCTTACCCTTTTGCCTATGGTTCATTGGACGTGGTCGTAGAACATTTTTATTATCTTTTATTGTTGAAATTAGATTGCCGATTGTTGGTATCAGATTGGGACGGAACGGCTATCTCTGGTCAATCTGGTGGTAAAGCGAGTTTGAACAAATTGGATCTGGTATTAAATGATCCCCAATTTCAACCCAAGTCGGAATGGTTGGATCTGGTAGCCACTGCAGCCCAACATGGTGTTTTGGTGGCCATTGCTAGTTATGGTGACAGTGAGAACAAGGATCCAAACTTTCTATGTGGTCAGTATCTCATTCGTCGAATCTTGGATCATTATTTGAGTAAACATCGAGATCACTTACCATCTCCAATCATTCAGTGTTTGAGTCAAATGTGTATTGTTTCTCAAAATCCAGTGAGACAATGGTCCAATGAGAAATTATGGAAGGATGATATGCTGAAATTATGGCAAGAAGTGTTTGAGGATACCACCACCAAGAGCGGTCATTTTGAACTGATCAGGCGACATTTTCAACTCGATCAAATTGATCCTGCCCACGTGTTGGTGATTGACGATTCCATCGAACATGTACGCTATGCTTGGAGTCGCAATATGCCTGCATTCTACTGTCGTGACAGATACACCATTTCCTGCTTTTTGGAACGTTGTTGATGCCTCTCAATTTTTTTTGGTCATTAGTGTTGGGTTTTTTTTATTTTCTGTAATAAACATATCCATTTTCATTCAGCCATCCATTTTTTTTTCGTTTTTACATTCTATCCTATAACTACTTCCTCACGTAACTACATATGTCAAAAAGATTGATTCGATTATATGTGGCTACAACTGCTCATTACAATGGGTTCCAGCGACAATCATCCTCTCAGAAATTAAAACCCATAAGCGGGACCTCAGTCAGTAATGGATCCAAAGGACTAGTCTCGTTAACTTGTATTTCAGTTGATTCAGATAGATAAACGCTGTCTGCAACAAAATTTGATCAGATATACGGTTTCCCTTTGACCGAGTCAATTGGACAATTTCAACAACGCGGCCTGCCGTGAGCGATGCAAATCGATAAGCGGTAAAGTATCTCTGATCATTTTACTATTTGGCCCACCCAGCACCGGTAAAAGTAGTCTAGTTCGATCAATTGCCGCCTTTCAAAAAACGTAACATTGTATACTGAAAAATGCCATAAATTCTCATGAACCTTCACCCGTGGTTTTGTTTGACGATGTGGATTTTTTGGGACATCAACGATCGAACACGCGTATTGGAATCGGGCAAAAAACAGAGATTAATCAAAATACCAATGCTTTAATGGAATAGTTGGATGGAGTACCCAATGATTGTATAGTCGTTTTGACCACTAATCATACTCAAAATATTGATCCTGCTGTTAATCTTTGTTTAAAAGTGGGTAATATTACTGATGCATGGAATCAAATTTTTGAATTCTATTTCACAGATGTAAACCAACTATATGGTGGTTGTATGAGTATCGCTGAAATCACCAATTTTCATCTAATGCCTATTTTATTATCGTATACTGCAACAACTCAAACAACTCGACTCTATTCCAAACAAAAAGAGTATGAAAATCGAGACTATCTCGTAACTTATCATTGTATAAATTTTGATTGCGTCATTTTGTTTTTTTTTGTGTTCAAGATATTATGGCCAATACCGTGGTTGTCGTTTATTGTAATAATTTCTCGAGTATCAATAAATTCAACATTACTGTGATCAATTTTGGTATCAACTAATGAATATAAAAGAAATTCGTTTTGAACAAAAACCGTGGATCTCTATGGTAGAGGTATTGAGACATCGCCCCACATACACTCCATTTAAAATGAATCGTCATTATCAATGGCATATACCTGTTACCATTTGCTACACTGATCAATCTATTTGGCAAGGAGAATGTTATATTTACGATGATGAATTTTCTATTACTGAGCATGAAATCATTACTCGACTGGTATTTGATTGGGTGGGTGGATATTTTGTGATGAATATAGCAGATTGTATGGCCAGTTTCTATACTTCATCTCATTTGACACCTCTCACTGTGGTATTGCCAGATGGATTTTTACCCAATGTCCCTGAAGCATTCAACAATCAAACCTGTGAAATCATCAATCGAGAGAATTTAATCATTTTATCATTGACAAATACTACATCTACCAATTAACCAGATGGGCTGGCAATTGAAATACAAATTGTTTGAGGTCATAATATACAATAAATGGGGGTCTCTTGATCTGGATGAGTGTGGTGATCAGTGTGTGTGTGTGTGTGTGTGTGTGTGTGTATTGGCATTCCAAATTTCACAGAAGAATTTTTTTTTGGCAATTGATGGCAGTAAGTAGTGTGAATATTGCATATTGAAAATGCTATCCGATAAATTTCTGTTCAAAGTGACGATACAAACAAAACAAGCCACTAATAAGATTGTAAGTAATTGATGTTGGTGTGGCCCTATGTGAAAGAAACTCTGGTGCTTCATTTTGGTGTGATATTGTATTTGTTGAAACAATGTAAAGAGAAATACCCAGTGTTTTGAATGTGACTTACTTACCCCACAATGGCAAAATTGGAGTTGGTTTTCAATGTACGTTACAACAGCATATTTGTACGCGCCATATCAATTTCTAACCCTATCTGGCCTTATGGATATTAATTTTGATATTTCAAAGATTAAAATACACCAGACACCCTAATACCAGAGATTTAACCTGATTTTTTTTTTGATTCAATGTCGAATACAAATACTCAACAACGAGAAGAGATCAAGGCCAAACCAGAAAAACGCAAATTGATACCGGCGCCAACACAAACTCAGGAAGACTTGAAATTGACCAGATATCATCATCCATCACACAAGCATAAATTATTTCGAACGGTGCTTCGTACTACCACTCAAAGTACAATCTTTTGTGACAATTATCATTGTTGTCGCCGTATTGGGACTAATGAAGTTTTATTTTCCTGCTTGAGATGTGATTTTGATTTGTGCTGTTACTGTTATTATTTGCCAACAGAACACACATCGGTAGTACCCTTGGCATATTCGGATGCTTTTGTCAATGAAGATGTGTTTTATGTGCCCTCTCGTGGAGTGAAGAGAGCCAAGAGTGTGAAAATTAAAGCCAATGAATTGAAATATCAGGCTCGGTGTCGTTACCGATCCAATCGAGTCAATACCACACACAATGATGATTCAAAACACGAGAGTGAAACGGATAATGAGAGTAATCAAAGCCAACCTAGTACCGACCATACCCATATCAATATCGATACTAATGTCAATTCCAATGTCAATCTCAATGCTAATACCATGCCTAGTTCAGACACAAGCAATGCCAGCAATAATCACAATAATAACCAAAACGAAACTAAAAATAATGATGATGGCAGTGACGAAACCAAAAATGCTAATGCTGATGCTGATGACGATGACGATGAAGATGAAGACAATGAAGACGACGATGATAACGATAATGATAATGATAACGATAACGATAACGATGATGACGATAACGATGATGACGATAACGATGATGACGCTGATGAAGATGTAAATGAACATATCATGGCACAAAGTTTGCAAACAGGAACTATAGATCATATCAATTCACATGTAGTCTTGCATGATGAATATTTGCGTCCACGTCGAGTCACTACAACAGCATCTTCTCTACCCAGAACACGTTCAACCCGCGCCAATACTCGCACCAATAACCATGGTAATAACGAAAATGAACCCGTTAATATTAATCGTAGCAGCAACAATAATTCTCATACCTCTCGATTACCCACATCAGGAGAATCAATTTCCTTTTCTATCACTCCCGTTGGCCAAGAAGGAAGATTGATTTCTCTGGATCAACTTACATCTGAGGATGACACGATTCGTACACATTCCTTGCAATCCTTGCAATCTTTGGATCCAGTAACCCGAAGAAGAGTAACTCAATTGGCCACACAAGCATATAATATCATGAGTAACATATTTCCAGCCATGGCTAGTCAATCACCCAATACCCCAGAAAATCAATAATAAAAAACCTAATGTTGCATTGTCTTAATATCCACCAAATGTTTGTTTGATTGATCTTTGTCCTCCCCTAACCCCTAACCCCTAACTCCCCCAACAAGGGGGTGGCAATGTTACTTGGACTATAAATCACCACAGTGAATTCAAATTATCACATTCTTCCAAGTTACTTTTTTTTTCTTCTTCTTAGCCAACTTTATTGCGATGAATAACAATAATTCAGATACAGAAAACAAAGCAGGCTTGTGTTTGTCAGATTATCTTCATTTGAATCGTAATGGCATAAAGATTCCCACATCTATGCCAATGAAGACCGTGCCCTCATATCTGAGTCACGAACCAGTTCCTGTAGTACAACATGGTGTGTATGATCTGCCTCAATTACCTCAATGCGTTGATTGGTTGGGTATTTGCCCAGTGTCTTGGTATTCTTTACGATCTCCTGATACAGCCAGCGATTTGGAATATTGGTCCAACAACATGGCTTCACACGTACCTGTACAAATGTTATCACTCTTGTTGTTATTTTTACGTAGCGGAGTGAATCAACGCGTGATCTTGCTGCCAGGTCAACTTTTTGAAGAAATGAGTTTGGATGCAGCCGAACTAGAGCCAGAAATGTTTGGTAACTTGGTTTTGATGGCGTTGCGCAAAGCCATTACCTTGCATCAAGTACCTATGGAAAAATCTGATTGGCTTAGATTGTCTCTTTTGCCGGTTTGGCGTTATGAAATCAAGCATGATGCGGTCGAATTAAAACATGGTTGTGTACCCGTAATGGAAGGTAATGGCACCATGTCACCTCTTATTAATTGTTCTCCTACTGATGCGAAGCGTGTATCTTTGACTATTGATCCTGTTTACATGGCTATCACCGTCACGGGTGGCATCAATGGTGAAAGTGGCAGAGTGGGTATACCTGCCAAATTAGTGTTTGATTTACCTTTCGTGTTTAATCGTTATTATTGGGTATCTCTATGGCGAAACGATTCTTTAAAGTTAGTCTTGTTAGATTTTGATGGAACTCTCTTTAAATCTTATTCTCGTGGTAAAGTGGATCGCCAAAAATTGGATCGTCTTTGGTCAGATCCTAAATTTGCCTTGGAGCCTCAACTAGTGAAACAGTTGGAATATTGGGCGACTTACATGCCTCAGGTTTCATTGGCCATTGTCAGTCATGGGGAAAGTGAATTTAATGAAAAACCTGTTGGTTCTTCTTCTAGTTCCTGGTTAGCCGGTAAATACCTTATTCGTGAAATATTGGATGAAATTTTACGTCGCCATGGTGATACCTATAGTGCCCCACTTCGTAAATTGTTGCAAAACATTCACATTGTGTCATTTAATCCGGATTATCATGTCAGCAACCAATTGAAGATTTATCATGATAGTACTTTAGCCTGTATGAACAAATTGGGCAAAGCACCTCATTTGCAACAAATCAAGTTGGATTTACATTTGGAATCCTTACAGCCTCATGAAATTTTGTTGATTGATGATGAAGAAAGTAATGTGCAAAGATGGTTAAAGCAGGGCTTGGGTTGTGTATTGTTTTGGGGTGCGGATGCCAATATCGCAACAAGTACTTTTTGTCATTTGCGTGTAAATGACCAAGACAAACATGAGTCGATGGATGATTTTTGTGTGGGTGAGTTTATTCAGGGATAAAGTTTATGTGGTGATATTTGTTGCTTTTAATCTTTGTAATTCATTCATTTTATTGTTATTATCGTTTTATAAAAAAAATACAGAAAATCAACATTCAATATTGTATTCATTGATTGGTTTATGTTTATGTTTATGTACAATTGGTGGTAAGAGTGGTTTCTAAGTATCGATCACTTCATCCACGCCATAGACACAAAATCCGGGTAGTCTGGTTCCCAGGGTGGTGGCATATTTTTGGCCCACCAATACTAACTCACAAATATCATCGATGGTATCAATATACATTTCCTGGATATAAAAACTACCACCTTGACTTAAAACTACACAGGTTCCACCACTAGTTGATTGAGCCGTGGATCCAAACAAGATACCATTTAATTCATGATTGCATTTCAAGAGCGAATGATGACCCACCATGATTTCTTGATGATCAGAATTGGGACCTGGTGGTAGCCATTCTAAATCAAATGAACTCAAACGTCGAGCCATCTCGGGTTGATGGGTGATATATACCAAGGCTTCACCCATCTTGGGAAACATGGCTGCATGTCTTACCCCACCAATTTGCTCAGAATAAGGTAACAATACAAACATGGCTTTGAATTTCATGGGTAAACGCATGCGTCGTTCAAAAGTAGCATGGGCGTCGTTGGGCAATTGAGCATCATTCCAGTCATCACTGGTAAAATCATGGTAAGTAAAGGTTTCCTTGGTAAACCAGGGCGATTGATGATAGCGAGCGTGTTGTTTGATAACTTCGGCTTGTTTTTGTATGATTTTTTGTTGATGATCAATTTGATCCACCAAGACATGAATATCGTATTCTATATGTTTATAGTTGGGATCAATGTGTTGTCCACTGATCAATTTATGCACACTGATATTGGGCACAGCGATATTAGACACGCCCAGATCCACTACGGGACGTCCGAAAGAGCGAGATTGATCCATATGCGGAGACAAGACAATTTGGGACTAATTAAAAAAAAATGGGTCAATGATTGATTTGTTTATTATATGTAGCATTATTGTACGATATAACATCATATAACAACATTATAGATGTGTCGAGTGTAAGTTTTATAATAACATATAATATAATGTTGATAAACAAAACAATCATTGGTTCTCCCCCAAAAAAAAACTACAAGATCATGCCCTACAGTGGTGATTCTGAACAGATTTTGACCCAAATTACCGAATATTTTCGACTCCATCCACCTTACTTTTTGAAGACCAGAACGCCGATTTTCACAGATTTGGGCGACCAAATCAATAAATCTATAAGTCAAAACACCATATACAATCAAGGTGATTCAGACAGTTCCGGGAATGAAAGTGACGACGAAAGTGATGCTGCACTAGAAAGTGACCAAAGTGACGACCCAACACCAATGCCAACTTTGGATCAAATTGATGACGACTCCATTGGCGAAGAAGAACCAAGATTTAACAAACTGAGTATGCAGCCGTATTCTTACCAATTGAATGCACGACACACTAGGAAAAAAAAAATGAAAAATTAAACTCTGGTAAAGATTAAATCAGTTATCTTTTGTTGTTGTTTTTTTTTTGTGATTGATTGGAATAAATGTGTACCAACAACTCTTGTGGACAATATCCCTTGTTAACTTATCCTGGTAATTATGGTTATTATTATCATCCTTGGTCTTTGAGTGATGTGACACTGAGACCTGCTTACGACTGGTCCAGTTACCATGTGATTAATCGAACTTGTGATTCCTATGCTACCTGTTTACCAGCGAACAATCAATATGTGATACTTGACACCAGAGATTGTCAAAATTGCCCCACCTCGAATCGTAACAGTACACCTCAAGAACCTTTGTCTTGTCCAAGTGGTATGTCCAAGGTGCAATTGAAAACTCAAGATGGACAGGAGTTACACATGTGTAAGTTTGATAAATAGCACTATTATAAAGAATTTGTTTTGTAAGATTGTTTCATGTTTGGAATTTCTGTGTTTGTGTTTGGCTCGTGTGTTGGTGTTTGTGTTTGGCTCGTGTGTTGGTGTTTGTGTTTGGAATTTCTGTGTTTGTGTTTGGCTCGTGTGTTGGTGTTTGTGTTTGCTTCGTGTGTTTGTGTGTGTGTGTGTGTGTGTGTGTGTGTTTGTGATTAATTAGTGATAGGGAGGTTGAAACAATTGGGGACAGGAATTGGATAATACGATGGAAAAATCTTGGGTTTGATGTTGAATGACATGACAAAAATGATTCTGGTCGATTTGCGATGAATGTTGAGTTTCTATGGGTTGGTTGGCAATCGGTCGAATTTGTCCAAGTGCCCAGTACGAAAACAAGTGTGGTTCTTGATGTGTGTATTGATATGATGTATAATATGGTATTGGTGGGTGATAATTCATGAAGTTGATGAAAAAATGAAATGATACTACACGGGTGGTGGTGATTGTCCGGGGTTTTGTTTTGTTTTATCGTGGTGAAAATAGTGTTTATCTAAATACTGACTAAATATGAGAGCGCCAAGAATAATGACCCATAAGACGACTAAATGGATTAGAATCGAACCACCAAAGATCGTGGCCGTTTTCTTGGTCTGTACAATCTCAGTTAGAGAACGAATCATATTGTCCAAGATTTTCGAATATTGCATGGCCATCAATATAATGGCCACCACCAGGGCAGATATATATTGACTAGCCCCAGGTGGAGTTGATATACTCAAGGTAGAAACTAGAAGAGTAAAAAACACTACAATCAACATATAAATCACCAACCAGCCCTTGGGTGATAAATTCAATTGAAATTGATCCAAGTACTTATTCATGACGGCTATATTGTTAGCAGCCGCGTTGCTCGTTGTAGTAGAACTCATAATGAGAATCAAATCAAATCAAATCAAAAAAGTTACACCAAAAAAATGCGACAAAATAAGACAAAAAAAAGAGGGATTGTGTTGGGTTTATTTATAAGAGATAAGAAAAAAAAATCATCTGCATTCTCTTGCTTCCAACCGTGGTTAGAATTTCAAGCCAACAAACAATATCGATTTATCATGGAATGGAACATTTTTTTACCCGATATGGAAGCCCAGAAAAGCCTATATCTTGAACAATTAGCAGTGACCACCAGTCAAGTGAAAGATATCATGAACGAGCCGCAACGAACAGATTTGTGGAAAAAATATCGTCAAGGTCGCATGACTGCCAGTAATTATGGAGCAGCCGTGGGTCACAATAAGTATGCATCAACTCGATCTCTCCTTAAAAACTTATTGTGGGATGATTTCAAGGGCAATGCGGCCACCGAGCATGGCACCAAGTGTGAACCTGTGGCCGCACAAATCTATGAAAAGTTTGTGCATCTACAAGTACAACAACAACAACAACAACAACAACAACAACCACCAGAAACATTTGTTCCGATGAGTACAGACCCTACTACCAAGCCTGGAGTTGAGTTTTATTACCCAGGGTTGATAGTGTGTCAAAAGTATCCCTGGTTAGCCGTGAGTCCAGATGGTTTGCCGTGTATCAATGGTATTCGTTTTTTGTTGGAAATCAAGTGTCCTTTCAATGGCAAACTTTATCCATTTATTCCACAATATTACTATGATCAAGTGCAAGGCATTATGGGCATCTTGAAATTACCCTTTTGTGATTTTGTGGTATGGACTCATCGTTATACTCAAATTAGACGCATAGCCTTTGATGTGAATTATTGGCGTGATTTTTTATTTCCTCAATTACAAACATTTTACATGAATGAATATTTGCCACGTTTAATATTGAAACAACGCGGTTTATTGAAAAAAGGTGAATTAGAACCTTTACTACAAAATCAGACCACTAGAGTATCACATAAAAGAAAATTTGAATATCTACAAGATGTGGCCACTGAGGATGAAATCGAAATCCAAAGGACCACCAAAAACGGACCTGCCTTTCTATGGACCGCCAAAAAACCACCCCAATCGTCTTAAAAGCGCTTATTTTGTTTCAGTCTTGTTCTTGTTCTTGCTCCTCATTGTCATTGTCATCTGATTCACTTTCACCTCTACTTTCACTTTCACTTTTATTTTCACTCTCATTTCCATTTTCATCTTTTTCTTCACTCTCCACGTAATCGCTGTCATCTTGATCTACATTTTCATCATCATCATCATCATCATCGTCATCTTCGCTGGATGTGGGTGTTGGTGTAGCCTTGGGTTTGGCTTTGGTTTTGGCTTTGGCAACGGGAACTGTGGCAGGTTTTGTCTTCGTGGGTGCATTCTTTTTGGATTTTTTACGTAAACTACGTTCGTATGCTTCCACTTCAGACTCGGTCATATCCGAATATATCACCTGCCGAAAATTTTCTTCATCATGATATCGCTCTGGAGCACGACGTACGCGTTTACCTGTCACAATATTCTTGGGATCAATATCTGTCAAGTCATCATCCATCTCGGGAGGAGTTTCTGATACATCTCGATTAATTTTGCGTTCACTGGTTTCTGTAACATCGTCGTCCTCGTCCACATCGACACTGGTGGGTTCATCAGTCTCTTCATTATCTGACTCGATAAAGTCTTTCAAGGATCCAACACTGCCGTCGCTTTCATCACTATCATCTTCATCATTGAGATCTTCGTCGTCTGAATTGGATTCAGTGTCTGGAGTTGGCTTGGATTGGGATTTGGACTTGGATTGGGATTTGGACTTAGACTTGGGTTGAGGTGTTTCGGCACTAGGATTAGATGTGGTACTAGTTTCCTGTGGCGTGTCTGGTTGATTAGTCACAGATGTTGTTGTGGTTTCCTTATCGGTGTCATTTCTATTATTAGTTTCGGTGGCGGTTGAATCAGACATGAAATCAATAATGAATTGGTGGGTTTTTTTTTGGAAAAGGAAACGTTGAGTCTTTGAGTGCATGATCCAGTCTTTATCCACAAAGGATTGATTGATTGATTTGTTGGCCAGCAAATTAAATTTCATCATTTTCGGCATAATAATCAAATATCCAACATATTCACATGCAGGTTGGGAAATTATTTTTATATGTCATAAATAAATACCACCAGATCGTTTTTTCAACCATCGCAACATGAGCAATTTGCACGCCTTGTTAACAAATTCAGTCAATTATCAAATTGATAACGCTGTTTCGACTATATTTGGCAGTGCCGGAAGAAAATCCAAATCAAAATCAAAATCCAAATCCAAATCCAAATCCAAATCCAAATCCCAATCCCAATCCAAATCCCAATCCCAATCCAAATCCCAATCCCAATCCAAACCCAAGTCACATAGAAGATTAAAATCAAATGCCCACTCAACCCAGCAAAACTTGCTCAATTCGCTACAACAAGTACCACCTACACCACCTACATCAAATTCAAACTCGAATTCGTATGATGTGTCTGAGCAATTGTTCAACAAATTGAGTCAACTTGCCGAAGAAATGCAAAGTACACCCAGTCCCAAAAAATCGCATAATTTTGGCAATGGTGCCATAAGTCAACAACACGCATTCAATCAAGTTGATGGATTTTTAAGCAAGACTATGGCACATCTTAAAGGTTTGTAAAGTGTGCCACATTGTACCTTTAATAATGAAAAACCAAACGCACATTTTTGGTCAAACGAGTGAATTAAAAATAAAATACATGATTTCAATAAAAACATTCATTACTTTTTTTCAGTTTTTTATTGTTTGTGGTTTGTTGCTTCATCCATCATATAAGACCTAACCTGGGACTTCCTTCAACTCCTTTCTGAAAAAAAAATACAAAATGTCATCACAAAGTTCGCTCTATTCCGTCACCTGTGCTGGTAGTTCCAGTGGTGGTGCCTTGACTGAATTGATTGCTTTGGGTGCTGCTGATCAATATTTGACTCACAACCCAACTATCACTTTCTGGCGTTTCCGTTATAACAAGCATACTAACTATGCCATGGAAGCCATTGAACAACCTTTTAATACCGTATCTTTTGGTTCTGAATCCCAGGTAATCTTGAATCGTACTGGTGATTTGATTTATTTTATGTACGCTGTGATTGATTTGCCCGGTATTCGTGCTGCGTCCTCAGATAATGGTATTTGTGGTGTGAATCAACATACCTGGAAATATTCCAATGCTTGTGATCCCGCTGAAGATGGCGATCCCACCCCAGCCTGTGCTTCATGCACCAATTGTGTGTTCTCCAGTGAACAATTGGATGATTATAACTTGGATTATGAGACTTTTGATATGTATGATAACTGTGTAGGTTTAAGAACTCCCTGGTGCCATTGGACCAATGCTATTGGTCAATTGTTGATTAAGCGTGCCTGTTTGGTTATTGGTGGTCAAGTGGTTTCCACCTTGTATGCTGATTATTTGTATATCTGGGAAGAATTGGCTGGTAAACCAGGTAAGCGTTTGACCGAAATGATAGGTAAGCGTTTCACCCGGGCTCAATTGGTTCATGATAGCGCTGAAGATCGTCGTTTGTATGTGCCTTTGCCTTTTTGGTTTACCAAGACTTCAGGTAATGCTTTGCCTTTGGTTTCTTTGCAATTTCACGGTGTACAGGTACATATTGCCTTTGAAGAATTACTCAACTGTGTTCAAGTCAGTGGTCCAGATGTGTCCATTGTCAAATGTCGCGATTGCCAAATGTTGAACAATAATGATCTCAGTGCGCGTTTGCTCACCACCTATGTTTATCTCGATATTCACGAGCGTGATCGTTTTGCCACTGGTTCTTTCGAACAATTGATTGATCAAGTCCAATATTATACCTTAACCACCACACAACCCACTGCACGTATGGTGTTAGGTTTTGGTCATCCCATTATTGAATTGTTGTGGTGTGTCAAGCGTAAGAAGCAAATCGATCACAACAATCACTTCAATTATGCAGGTAAATGGAATCGCGATCCCGTCAAATTTGTGCATTTGAAATTGAATAACTTGCCTCGTTTCGGAGGTAAAGAGGGTCGTTATTTCCGTTTGGTCGAACCCTATCAATTCCACTCTTTGATTCCAGAATCTTTCTCTTACTCTTATAGTTTCTGTTTGTTCCCAGAAGAAGCACAACCTTCTGGTAGTTGCAATGCATCTCGTATTGATCAATTTGAATTGATCTTGGAATTACAAGACGAATTGGATGGCGAACAAGTTCAAATCATTGTGTTTGCTCGTAACTGGAACATTTTCCGTTTCAGAGAAGGTTTGGGTGGTATTGCATTCTCATAAATATTGTCATTGTCCTGTTTATCTCCTCGTGTTGTTTTGGGTTTTTTTTGCCTCTGTTTGTATGGTGTTGTTGTTGTTGTTGTTGTCCTGTGATTGTATTGTGATGTTTTGTTCTTGTTGTCTTGTTTTCTCCTCGTGTTGTTCTTGTTTTCTCCTCGTGTTGTTCTTGTTGTCTTGTTTTCTCATCGTGTTGTTCTTGTTGTCCTGTGATGTTTTGTTCTTGTTGTTGTCCTGTGATTGTATTGTGATGTTTTTTTCATGTTGTCTTGTTTTCTCCTCGTGTTGTGATGTGTTGTCCTGTGATTGTGTTGTGCTGTGTTGTTCTTGTTGTTGTCATGTGATTGTATTGTGTTGTTTTTTTTTTCATGTTGTTGTTGTTTTTGCCATTGATTGTGTTGTTGTTGTGCATGTGTTGTATTTGTGGTTATGAATTTCGTGAAAACAGGTAAGGTGTATTTTTATTTCAAAATGATGAGTTTGTTAGGTTCAAGAAAACCACTAAACACTACCAAACATTAAATAAATTGAATTTGAAAAACATATAATGTTCATTGATTATTGTGTATCGCTTATTGTTGATTGTTTGGTATTGAGTTTATTTTGCAGATTTTAGTTTGAACGGTATTTTGGTAAACCAGAATATGACTGTGATCAAATCCCTCTTGATAGTAAATCGGGGTGGATGAAATAAATATAATTTGAATATACGTCAGAGGATTGAGGTCAAAATCATTCATTATATTTTTATTAATTGCTGACTTTACCTGTCGTGTTACCACTTCGCTGCTACTCGTCGACCAACCCGGGTTCGGCGAAAAAGTACAATCTCTGTCCAACCCCACACTAACCCCACACTAACCCCTAGGTTTACTGTACTGTGTTCTTGTTTCAATACATTAATCTCCCATTGAATATCGTATCAACTTTTGACTATACTCACGCACACATATACATAACCTATATTGTTATTATTGTTATTATTGTTATTATTGTTATTATTGTTATTATTGTTATTATCGTTTCCACTATAAACCATTCAAGAAATAACAACAAAAAAAACACTGTATCCCTAGTTGGTCTCACTGTTCGAAAATTACCACCCGCGTATTATTTTGATCATTTCTCGTTTCACCCACCTTCGTACTTTATTGGTCGATCATGTCAAATCTTGGTTCTGTTCAAGAACATCCACATTGTGAAAAGATAATTTCATCCGATTTGCGTCAAAGTCGATATTCTCCATACTCGACTCGCTCCACAATAAAAATCAATACATCATCCAAACACCAAAACCCACTTCAATCTGTAGAATCTCACCCTTTCGCCACACCTTCCCTCTTGCTTGATGACAATATAAAAGCAGTTGATTTATTATTAGCCCTCGCCCATACACCAAGTCAATCAGATCATTCGTGTTTTTGTTCTCGTTCGTCTTCTACACCACTCAATTTATCATCGCCTTCAGTTCAAATCGTAACCTCTCAAAATCACAAAGCCACACCTACCAATAATCTCCGAACTAAATCTAAACACAAATCTAAATCTAAATCTAAACTCGTATCCCAACCTAAAACAAAAACCAAGCCCGAGTCTAGTTTTGTGCCAAAATGTTCTTCTCTCACACATAATAATAATAATAATAATAATAATAATAATAATAATAATAATCATAATAATAATCATAATCATAATAATAACCCAGCAATCGTATCAGAATCTCCTCAATTTACGTCTGCATCGGGCTTTGCGTCTACATTGGGTTCTGCATCTGCATCGGGTTCTGCATCTGAATGTACTTTATCATGTGGTTCATCTGATTCACCTCCATCTATAATATCTAAATCATCATCTCCTCGCACAATTCCACTCTCACAGAGTTCCATTACATCTTTATCGTCTTTAACTCTGATACCCTGCTCTGAACTGCAACCCGTAGATGAAAATACTCCAGTGGAAACCTTAATTTCAAATTTCAAGAATGGTTCCCATACCAACGACGTAAAGGAACCTTTCCATACCAATGAAACAAATCCCGTCAATAACCCCATCTCGAACCCGAACTCGAACCCGAACTCGAACCCGAACCCGAACCCGAACCCGAACCCAACTCCAATTATTCATCAGCATCACAATAACACTAAAACTAATGTTACCAATACCAACACCAATACCAATAATCAAACTGCTTCTACTACAAAAAATGATGCTTCCTCACGCACACGTTTCTATCCACTGCTTTCTTTTATTGATCAACGTTTGCGTTTAAATTGGTCAGATATGAAAAATTGTTTACCACACCATGTCTTATTCAATGAAGATTCATCTCATCCTAGCGTTTATTTACATTGGTATGGTCACATGGGGTGTCCGCCGTGGTCTGCTACTCGACATTTTAGTTTCATACCCAACACGCCCGAATGGTCTGTCATTAATGGCGATAACCATAAGTCTACATCTAAGTGGACTGTCATGTTAACCTATCAAAATCCTAACATTATACAAGCGTTGGCTAATGCGCACGGTATGAAAATGTGTATATTTATTAAAAATAAAGGTGCGTGGCGATTCCTGGTACCTGACACCTGGAGTCTGGTGCATCCAGAATTATTTGAATTATTGTGTTTGTTCAAAACCGATGTTCATTCGATTATAGTTGATCATCGCCAAAAATGTCGAGTGATATTCGAAACTCCATCATCAATATGAGATCGGAGTTGTGGCATTTTTTTTTCTTTTGTCAATAAATTGCTGGGGTTTTTTTTTGTGTATTAACTTCATTATTTTATTTTATTTTGTTGTGTTGAATAAACAACAGTTTTAATTCCAAACCCCCAAGTTATCATGTCATCCAATAATCAATCCCTAGAAAACAAAAGACCCTACCTCCAGGCTTGGCAAAAAGATGAACAAAAGTTGGCCCAATTAGCACAAAAAGCACAAACTGTGTTAACCCCGGAAGAATGGCAATTTGTACTTCAATATAACAATAATTTTGCCAAGTGTCAAGAGTTTACTCGTCAATACCACCTCAAGACACATAAAGCACCAAGTAGTGGCATTAATCGCGCATTTATCACTCAAATGGTACAAGATGAACTACAAGAATTAGCCGATGCTCAGAATGTGACGCAAGAAATTGATGCCTTGGTAGATGCGGCATATTACATCATGCAGCATGTAAGTCGCACTAATTTACCTTGGCAACAAATATTTCACATCGTCCATAGTGCCAATATGACTAAATTTAGCGATGAAGGAGTTTTATTGCCTAACGGTAAATGGCAAAAGCCTAGTTCTTTCGTAGAACCTGATGCTGACATTGCCGATGTAATTGCCCATTTGCCATCAATTTGAACATTTTTGTATCTTGGCGGGCACGGGTGGCAAAAGTATCATCTGAGTAAAATGTGGGAATTGTGTGGGGGTGGGGTGATTATAGTGAGGGATGATATGTGATGAGGGGTGGGGTGGGGTGATGTGGGGGTGATGTGGAATTGAACACAGTTTGTTTTGGTTCATGGTGCGGTCCGGTATAAAAATTAATATATACACCTAAATAAAAGAAAACTGGTTTTTTTTAGTTTTGTTTTTTATTTATTTCATTTTCTCAAATTTATCATAAATTCAAAACCACAAAACACACAACCACAAACCCACAAACCACAAACTTTGTAAACCGTAAATCACTATGTCTACACTGGATACATTGTTAACTATTCACCAACAAGGAAGTGCCTGCTTATCAACCTTATTATCCCAGATTCCAGACCCTCGCCAATTGTGTGCCGCTCACGCCGGTAATGATCATCCTTGTGTTTTTTCCCTGGATTGTCCTCTGGCTGAAGAAAAAGATAGTGGGTTATATGTAATCCGCCCTCGCGAAGATGCCTGGTGGCGTTTGTACAAGGAACATGCTTCTCTTTTTTGGTCACCAGAAGAGATTCGTTGGTCTGAGGACAAGGCGGCATTTGCCAAATTGTCTCCCGATGAACAATTACCCATCAAGATGGCTCTTTGTTTTTTCGCTTCAGCCGATGGCATCGTGGGTGAAAACATTGTGGTGAATTTCTTTCCCAAGGTCAAACATCCAAGTATTAGAGCCTTTTATGGCTTTCAACTTGCCATGGAAGGTATACATGGTGAGACTTACAGTGATGGCATTCGCGCTTTGCTCCCTGAACCTGAACAACAAGCCATCCTTTCTGCGATGACTACTATTCCTGCAGTAGCACGTATGACCAAGTGGGCTATGAAATGGATGCATCCTAATATTCCTTTTGTTTTACGTTTGATGGCATTTGCTGCTGTCGAAGGCATCATGTTTAGTGGGGCGTTTTGTTTAATTTTCTGGATGAAGCATTGCAAAAAGATTCATTTGCCGGGATTATACCAATCTAATGATTTGATTTCCCGAGATGAAGGTCTGCATTACGCCTCGGCTTTGAAACTCGTACTCGCGATCTTTGAACACTGTAAGGAGAAGATTCCAGAAAGGATTGTCCATATCATGATTGGCGAATTAATGTCGTGTGTGGATGAATTTAGTACACAATCGCTTCAAGTTAACAAATTGGGTATGAATGCTGACAATATGTCTCAATATTTACGTTTTGTGGCGAATGGGTATTTTAAATTTTTGGAGTATACTCCCTTGTATCAAAATATTGAAAATCCATTTGATTGGATGCAAAGTATTGGGTTGTGCCAACTCGTCAACTTTTTTGAGCGTGCTGCCACCTCATATGCCAAACACGAAATGACCAATAAACTGGCCAAAAAACAAGATCATGATGGTATGCAACAAGAAATTCCTCTCACTGGCCATTTATCCAATCATGTCGATCTAGATGATATGGATTTTTAATAACGATGTATAAGAGTGATTTTATTGATTACAAGCGTTTGGTGTGACCATTTGTCAAAGTATAATGTATGTGTGGTCTTTTTTTTTTTAATAAAAGGTTTTTTTTTACCAGTACAATTCCTCTTGGTTTCTTGGTTTCTTGGTGTCTTTGCTTCTTGGCTTCTGGGTTTTTATTTGTGTGTCTTCGTCAGTATAATATTCAATCGTGTTTCAAACTTTTCATTACCCGTTTTTTTGGTTTCTTCTTCTGTTTCTTTGTTGGTGTATAAGACAAAAAACTCAATTCAACCATGATGCCCAAGACCATGAGTGAAGAACACCGCCAAAAGATGGCTGCTCGCTTCAAAACTATTCGCGCCAGTAACAAACAACCACAATCAACATCTATTCGGTACATCAAGACCATTGATAGTGACTTATTGGCCGAAAAAGGCACCATCCCCACTCCACAACTTTTGGCACAACTCAGCCGGAATGTAGCACGTATTCCAAGAGCATAGCAGATAGCATAGTATAATTTTAAGTTGTGTTGAGTTCGGATTGTACTTTTTTTTTTGTTTGTTTTGCCGGACAATATATTCGCATAGTCTCCAAACGCTTATAATTGACAAAGACACTCTTTTAACGCTGATTTCTGAAGTTGCTCATACATGTATAGTTCGGATTCAGAGAAGCAAATATAAAAATCATGATTGAAAACAAACTGATATTCTGATATTTGGTTTTTTATTATTTTATTTTATTGATTTATTTTGTGTCTACATAGATAACAATACGGCTCACGGGTTACCAGGTTGCAATTATGTCGGCTCAAAATAGTTTAACTGATTACACTATTTATGCAGATAGCAATACACGTGAAACCAAATTGATTGATAATATTGAAAATATGGATGATAATCCTACCAATGATATTACAATAATTACTGATTTCAATCAACGTCTCAATGTATGTCAATTATCCTTGGGTAGTTTGGAGATGTCCTTGGCCCAGTACAATATCGAACCCGAATGGCAAGAATTGTTTTTTGACGAAGGTTTGGATATATTTGTGACGGATCATCCTGCCTTGGAGGATTTGATCAAGTTCTCGATTGATGAAAATGGTACGGTGTATACGGCTTTTATTCCACCCAAGTTGAATCCCATTGTTAATATTGTGGCTACAGGTACAGATTATGGTAGTGGCACATATAAACAATTCATATTCACGACACAATATCCACATTGTTTGCATTTGATGTCTATCTTTGCCGAGAGACAATATGGTGAATCGCCGTTTAACTTAATCAGTACCTTGTTCGATGGCGATAATGCTTATTTTGATGTGAGAAACTTGAATTTGGCCAAGATTAATCTGACTATCCTGGATGATTTTGAATATTTGGTGGATTTTAGTGAACCTACCTTGGCTCTGAATCCCAAACCCAACGTAAGTGTGACTCCAGTGACCAGTATATTGGGTTATTTGTCTTCACCACATATTGCAGATATGGATCTTTTGGCTCAATTGATCACAGCCTCCATGGATCAAATCATTCCCCACCATTGGTTAATTACCTATAGCCAAAAAACTGGTAAATTTGCAGTCAAATGGCGAGGTCCTTCCTATGAAGTAACACAAGCATCACCTGCCACGTTATTGGTGCCTAATATGCATTGTTTACCTTTCCTCATGGGTCTGGGTATCAATCATAAAAATATTCCCATACCTCAAGTTTCACACCCGAGTCCGCTGACCGAATTACAATTAACCACACAACATGGTGTAGTCAATGAAATGGTGAATTCCTTGGTGGGTCAGGATTGTTTCCGCTGTCGGTCCAAGATTGAAATCGATCCTGGCAATTATCGACCTGAACAATTAATGTCCAATATCAATCGTCAATTGAATCGATTTTATTTTGATGGTGGATGTCAATTCAATAATGATCCTTGGATATTTGTATATTCCAATTCTTGTGGTGAATGTTATTCCGTGGAGTTGCCTTTTGGCACTTATGCTCCGGAAATGTTATCCTTGTATTTGTCTACACGCATTGTGAATGACGGACATATTGGGTTCTTCGAGGTGGAATGGGATGCCATTAATGGACGTTTTGTGTTTACCTCGGATGCTAATTTTGGTCTGGAATTTGATCAATGTACGGGAGATTTAGCGTTGCGTATGGGTTTTTATCCCTTGTCGTATCGCAACAGTTCGTACTATGTGAGTCCACGTCCTTTCTTTTTCCCCACTAAAGGTTGTTGTCAGGGCCAATATACCTTGTCTGATCATTCTATTTTACAAGTACCTCTACGTAATCTATCTTATATCTATGTACCCGTAGTGATTGAATCGGAGAGAAAATTTGTGATTCAAATCTCCAAACCGCGACCTATCAATAGAACCAATGGACTCCATCATGATGTCAATACCAACCATATTACTTTTACAACAACAGTAATGCGTGATGGTAATTTAGTGCCTGTGGCCCACGGTTATCAGCGTTTTGATGTGGTAGAATTCACGGCGGGTAATACTACTTATTCATTGGTCGTCGTGGAAGTATTATATTTGGATCAATTTGTAGTAGATGCTGGTTCTATAGATGTGGCGGCACTCATCGCGGCTAATTCATTTTGTTCCACTCTGGGTGATGTGATTACCACCAATATGTATTTTACATGTGCACCCTCAAAAGTCCTGTCCAAGGTCTTGGGTTTTACGGATGAAGATTATTTATGGTCATTTGCACGCAGTCGTGATATGTGGATCGCTCCTGCCCAATTTACTCTTGATTGGCCTAATTACATATTGATTGAAATTACTGAACCCAATGGAGCCACCCGCAATGCTCACAATTGGGAGAATGACAAGAAATCCAAAATCTTGGCCAAGGCGATCTTGTATCCACAATATCGTATGGAGAGATCATTACCGGTCAGTATGTATCTACCGGATTTTCGTATCGTCAATCGTATTCATATTCGTCTCTTGAATCCGGATCATACCTTGTACAAATTGCATGGCAAAGAATGGTCCATCACTCTCATCCTGAAATGTTTAGAAAAGACTCTCACGCCCATGTGTTACTGAAATATCACCTTGTTGCGTTCGTGTATTTATTAACCGACAGACAGTGTATCAACATGTATGGAATTGAATTGATTTATCTGCAACCTCAAATAAAAAAAACACATTGTTTTTGTTTTCGATTCCAGAGCATCGACATCACTTAACATGAACTTGGACATTCCATTATGGATCAAAAATCTTAAAAAAGACAAATTGATTGAAATTTGCACCCTACATCATTTGCCTTGTACCGGCACTAAACCACAATTGTTAGAAAGACTGGAAAAAAATGGCATTACCTTGGGTGATCTGGTCAAACCCAAAGATAAAAAACCTGAAATTCCTGTGGCCAAGTCAATTACTCTCCCCACAAATACTTCGACTAATGTACCTCTAACCCTCACCAAAGTGAGTTTGTTGATTGACTTAAAACAAAGCAATCATGCATTGGCTCAAAATCAGTTGTATGTGATTGCCAACTTAGGTCATAACTTTGCCGATATCAAACATTTGGCTCTTCAAGAATTAAAAATGTGCAATCCTACCTACCTATTTCATGACCATGTTTGTGAAAGATTAGTGATTCAAGATTGTCAAATTAATGGACACTATTATTCGCCCGTGTTTGATAATCAATTGTTGAAAGATTATTACTCAAATTCGATTCATTTTGATTGTCGCATACGGCTATTTGTGCCCAATCTCACCGTGATCAATGTGCAGAATTTCAATCATCAATTCGTATTTTGTCAAGACGACAGTGTACAGTTAGCCATGCAATATATTGCCAAACGATTGGAATTCTCTCCAACATCATTCAAGTACAAAAATCAAATCATAGATTGCAGACAAATGATCGTCAAAGTTTTTACAGATGCAGTCAACACTCTGACTGTTGATTAACATAATACAAAAAAAAATCAGCCACTTATCCTTATCTTTGTTATTTACAACAAGTTCTTGCGAGAATCTCTTACCAACTCCGAAGCGTTAGAGTGGCCGCTGGATTTTATAAGAGGTGGTTTGTTGTCATTACTAGCATTTACGTTGGCTTGTTTCATCAAATCTACTAAATCGCTCAAAGTAGGCGAATTAGGTTTTTTGGGCGGTATTGGCACCACATTGCTTAACTCTTGTAAATCATGGTTATAATGTGTGGGACCCGATACAAATTGTCGAGAATTTTCTACTTGATTCAATCGGTCTTGTTCCGTGGCCAATAAACTGATTTGAGCACTTTCACCTTGGAAAAAACTTTCAGGTACCAATGGCGTAGTGGTGTGTTTGTTAATACCTTGTAAAATCAGAAACAAGAGTGGTGCCACCGTGGCTGTAATAATTAGCATGTTCAAGATTAAAAACGCTCGCCAATTTTTACTATCGATTTCATTAAACATAAACACTGATCGTACATATGTAATAGATATCAAAATTACCAACATCAAACTCACACATATCCATGGGGTGGTGAGAGAATGTGGATTGATGACACTATATATGATAATAAAAGTTAAAATCAGGTTAGCAAATATCATTAGAACTGGGGCTGTTTGATTGCAATGATACTCCATGATATTGTTGAAATACATGCCTAAATTCACCAAAGACATGAGTGCCCAGAATCCACCCAAAATCGCTAAATAGATACTTAATCCAGAAAAGGAATGAGTGCCAGCCTTAGCATAAGGGTTCTTGAATGCTGTTTGTGAGGGTAAAACCATCAATGAGTTTAATTCTGCCATTTTAACCACACACACAAACACACAAAACACACACACACAAAAAAAGAACAATGGATATTCAGAAACTCCCCAATGAAAACTTTAATACAACGGGAATGAATATATTGTTCACGACGTTTGTTCTATGATGTTCTATATTTGTCAGTGCTGGGATAGTCAATACAAAATTCCCTTTTTTTCTCCCCAAAATAAAATGACAATTTTACTTACTTTACACACACACAAAAGCGTTCAAGTTGAGATTTTTTTTTGCAACCATGATTATCGAGTTTTTTTTATTCCAGTCTCTAAAAAACAAACACACAAATCACACACAAATCACACACGCACATAGAGTTCATCAAAAAAAAAATGAATCCTCTTACTGGCTTTGATTTTTCTCAACTACCTGCTAATATCACAGAAATGCCCATGTTTGCCCAAGCCGCACAACTGTTTCAATCAGATCAAATACAAGAATTGTTGCAAGGTCGTGATTTGACTTCTTTATTGGACAATATTCATCCGGACTTAATCAGTAAATTGGATCTTTCTTCAGTTCGTACCTTGATCGCTGATAAAGCGATTAGTCATAAGTTTTGTCAGATCTTGTTGGAATTATTGGAAGCCCTGAGTATTAGTTTTCCTGAATGCAAAACCACTCAACAATGGGCTCAAAAGATCAAACAAGAGGTATTGGGTCATCCCGAGGTCGAACATTGTGTGATTGAAACTTGGCATAATACAGCCTTTACGTACTTTAGTTTGGCCGATGCTCACGATCGTAATTTCCTGTTACAAAAGATTTATATCTTTGCTGATCTGAATTGGCCACAAAAGATTCAAGATCAAGAGTTTATGAAAGATTCTGAATCATGTTTGTGGGATTATTGCGATTTATTGATTGAACAATCCCGTATCTACAATGCTATTCCCCAGAGTATGCTCAAAGATGTACAAAGTGGTTTATTGGGATTGTTGGACAAACTCAAAACAGGCCAGGTCAAATTAGATTATGATACTTTGAGTAATAGTGAGTCTCTGCTGGAATTAGGTCGTACTGTATTGGATGTAGTTAATCCAGGCGACATGTCCTATTTTCAACAAAATCTCAAGGGTTTGGTATCTCACATTGATGCTAGAAAACCAGAAGAGATTGTGAAATTTATTGCCAAAATACCAGCGGTGAATGAAATGTTGCACAAAAATGGCTGGACATCCGATCGTGTATTGGATTTGGTACAAGATGCGGCTCGCTCTCAGTCAGAAGGTTTATCACCACAAGAGATTTTAATTCAAATGTCTTCCAAGTTTATCAATCCTCAATAATAAACTATAAAATGTACATGTTTAATCTTTAAATACACTGACACTGACACTGACACTGACACTGACACTGACACACTGGCACTGGCACTGATACTTGTATTGGTATTTGTACTAACACTCAGGCTAACACTCCCACAATACATTTTTTGCCAATCTTGCGAATCACCAGACGCTGAAAATTCCACAAAACACTCTTACATATTGTACTTGGTCATCATTACCATTGTTGAACTAGAGAAGAGTTGGGGGAAAATCGATGACATTTTTGTTGAAAGGGTGCAATCAAACCGTCTTTGACTGAGTATACATGATGACACCACCACTCTGAGGAAGTCATGGGCCACTCTGGCTGTTCTTGTAATAAATCAACTTTTTTCAGTAATTGCACCTTTGCATATTCATCAATCAACGGAGTAATATCTTTGGTGTCATCTGTTGCAACTGATTGAATCAGTTCTTTTTGTAACACTTGCCATTTTAGTGGGTCTAATAACAAGAGAGTGAAGGCTTCCAGTGCCTTGATTGGTGAAAGCATGGTTTGAGAACATTTCAGTGGTGATAAATAATTCTGGGGTTTTAAGGTGATCATGTCCACGTAACAAAACCGCGAGGTGGCAAAGTTGAGATCACCACCAATCTTGCGCTGGGCATACTCTCTTGTTTTATGATTCATATACACCATTCGACAAAAAGCATTCTCATTAATAAGTGGTTTGAATATGTCCTGATTCTCAGAATTCAAAATAGAAACGTTTTGGTGTATGTCAGGGTTGGTACAACTCAATACCTGTCTCATCCAATTTTCTAAGGTTGGACAGTGAGCAAAATAAGGATACAAATTATGAATTACCATGTATAGATCAAAGGCAATATTGTGACGAGATTTGATGTTCAATGAATCATGATAATCGGGCAATCTTTTGAAGTCACCTAGCATAGTTTTGATAGATGGCTGATGGTATGACAAATCCCAATCATTTAAATGAGTTTGGACACTACATGGGTGAGTTAAAAAAGCCATATGATTGTTGAGTATATACATTCTGGTGTTTTGTGCTGGTTTTTCTGGCCTATGATAAAAAATATTACCCACATGTAAATCATAATGCGTGATTTGCATTTCGTCCATCACCGACAAAGTATACAATGTCTGAAAAGTGATCATTAATAAATCATGCATAAGTAAAACATAATGTTTTGATTGAGTTTGATATGTTTTCGCAATTTCGTTTAATATATGCTGCAAATTGTGACCGGTAGGATGATTTTCCATCATCAATAAATTCAAAGTCAATTTATTGATAGGATCATTGGAACCATTACCAAAATTTGGACCAACTGTGAGATTAAGATCAATTTGTTCCAATAGGTTTGAGTTGTGAAATGTGAAAGGAGACATCTCTATTCGATGAGATGGAGTTATTCGCCATGCAGGGGTCGAGTTCATAGGCTGGCCAGTCTCATCTGCAATAATTGTTTTGAATTCATGGATAGAGGGGCTGACTTTTACACCTTTGCCCAGAGTTTTGTATATGTGTTCGAGTTTTGACAATCTTTCCACTTCGTCAACGTCATCACCATCATCACCATCAGCATCCCCATCATCACCATCATCACCATCAGCATCCCCATCATCAACATCATCACCATCATCCCCATCATCGTCATCAACATCAGCATCAGCATCACCATCATCGTCATCAACATCAGCATCAGCATCACCATCATCACCATCAGCATCACCATCATCACCATTATCGGCATCAGCATCATCATCATCACCCTTATCGGCATCAGCATCATCATCATCACCATTATTCCCATCAGCGTCATTGGTATCAGCGTCATTGGTATCAGCGTCATTGGTATCAGCATCATCAGCATCAGCATTATCCCCATCAGCGTCATTGGTATCAGCATCCCCATCAGCATCCCCATCAGCATTGTCAGCATTAACGGCATCATCAGTATCAAAGGTATGAGGATTGTCTATTGGCATTTGGTGACCATCATCTTGTTTTCTGTCTGCTTCAATTTGATGATTTTTTGCTGGTGTTGTAATTTGGTGGTGATTGTTGGTATATTTATCATCGGGTGGTATCTCTGGAACTTTCGAACGAAAGAGTCGAGTACATTTTGCCCAAATCGGAGCAAATTTTTTAAATTCAAGAGTGTTCGTGCGTGCTGCGACATCTCCATATTTGACAAAGTTTCCTGCAATCATCATCAACACATGGGGTGTAAGTCTCTGAAAAATCATGGAATTAACGGCACCGCGATATATATAATATTCTCGCTTGTCGGTGGTGTCATATTCTGCCACAGTGATTTTCACAAAAACATTGAGTCCTGGTTGATTGAGATAGGAAATCCAAGGGGCGTGATCTTCACGATAAGTGGGACTTTTTTTTAATATGTCTACAGTTTGAGGTGGCACTTTAATATTGGTTCGAAACACGATACATTTACTGTCATCATGATTTATAAGTTGAAAATTTTGACTCAACCACAAAAATCGAGTTGGAAATTCTTTCATCAAATGATGGCCTATAATAGTATGAATCTGGTGACGATAATAAAAATGAGACAACATGTGTGGTGCATCCAATCTTCCCGAGCCTTTCATTAAATTTTGAAAGAATTCCTGGGTTTTGTTGTCAGGCTGGCACGATAAAATCATGGCATTGGCCACAAATTGTTCGGCTTGCAATACACTTTGTTGTTGTAATTGTTTTATCTCTGCCATGGTTCACAATTGATCACAAGTTAAGAATGATTGACAGCAAATAGTGAATTTTTTTTGGGGGGTAATTCCTTTTGTTTATTTAAAGAGATATATATTCCTCCTCGAGTGTATCTAGGATTAAGGTTATGTTTAAGGACTGGCCAATTTATGACTACCATTGTGATAAAAAACGAGACTCCCCTGAAGAACTAAAGGATTTACATTGCATTTGAAAAGCCGGAATCAAATTAGCCTTTGTCGCGAATACATGACTGTGCCACCATGAAGATTGTGGGTCTGGCCATTGATGTTTGGGCTCTCGAGACGTATTGCTATCATCCCCGGGCCAAACCACGGATTTCATGATTGGTCCCGAGAGAATTGGTGGGGATTCGTTTAAACCTATATGTTCACGTAATTCTTGATTCAATCTGGACCATTGTTGTGGATCGCTCATCAGATGGGCTAGTTTTTTACAGGATTCGAGGGGATCGGGTAGATTGTAGGTCAGACGTTGATCTACTGGTTCATCATTTTCATCCAAGTAGCACCAATTATTAAGAGCAAAGTATTGTTCACCCACCAATTGATCAGATTGCCACAAATGTTGTAAATGCAAAAATCGAGAGTAGCCATTGGTGTTTTTGTTATGATGACTCAGGGTGGGATCGCCACCCAGAGCCTCTTTGAACCATTGGTATAATATAGGAATAGACTGAATGGAAGGATATAGGGAATATAAACATTTGTAAATATCATGATTGATGTTGTGAATTTGACATATATTCAATGTTGGGTTGTAATCCAAGTCAGATTGATGTTTCAATTCGGGAAAATCGCGACATATAGATGACCAGGCTTGGTGTGAATAGGCTAAATCCCAATCAAACAAATGGATTCGCATGCTTAGTGGATGTATAACAAAAGCCTGAGTTTCATCCACAATATATAAATTACCATCAATTGTTGGCGATGATTTGGTTTCGTTATAATTGCCCGATTGATAAAAGATGTTATTGGGATGTAGATCATAATGAGTTACACCTAAACGATTCATGACTCCTAGGGTATAAAATAATTGAAAAGTTGACATGATTACATCATACATACCCAAGATATAATTTGGTGATTTCTTCAAGGCCCAACTTTGTGTTTGTTCATAGAGTTGCGATAATCGACGTCCGGTATCGTGTTGTTCCAAGATCATAACTTGTAATCGTTCCTGATCTGTTTTGAATTTCATCTGAGTGACCAATGTTGCGACCAAGGCTTCTTGTCTCTCGTCTTGTCGATCTATATTTTGGCAGAGTTCTTTCAGTGTTAAACAAGTACTACCAATCATCATCATGGCGTGTGGGGTCAATCGATCAAAAATCATGGTATTGACTACTTCTTGATAGATATAATATTCAATCAAGCGAGAATTCGTTCTATTGGCTTTCATGATTTTGAGAAAGGTATTCATGGGTTGTTTTTGCAAGAGTTGAATGATCATCGTGTTGATAGCATTGAACTCATCAAACGAGGGACTCTTTTGATAGTCATCTAACTGACGTGGATGAATTTCCGCTGTCATGAACAATGAATTACTGGAACTGTTGAGTGCAGTCAAGTATTGGATTTGAGTACTCGATTGAAAAAATCTCTCCGGAAACCGACGAGTTAAATGATGACCCATGATCATATGCACATTTTGTCTTAAACAAACCTCAGACAAAAAACGAGTGGCATCAAGACGATCAGTCTTGGCCAACCATGTTTTGAAATAGTCTTGCGCTTTTTGTTGCTCTGTTTCAGCAGCATGACCACAAGTTAATTGAAATACGTGATTCACAAAGTCTGTAGCCCGTTCAAGGTTTTTCTGCATCAATTGATCCAGTTTGGATTGCGACATGCCACCTTAACTTGTTCTTTATGTAACCACAATCATATAAAAAAACCACAACAACAACAACAACAACAGCAACAACAAAAAGATACAAACAAAAGACCAGGAACACACTTGCCAGAAAGAACCAAAAAAAACAAAGAGTTAATAATCACTAAAAGGGCGATTTATTTATAATATTCTCAACAAAAAAAAACAAATCGAGACATATCTCTCCACAAATTCCCAACAACAACTACTAACGAAAATAAAAAAAAATCTCTATCGCGATGTTGATGAAAACTTTGTTGGGTTTCTTCCTATTAGGTATGTGCATGTGGATAATTTATGCCTGGCGACAAACACATGCTTTACAAAAAATCGTCAAGCATATGAAACCTTTCATGTCGTCATTTATATCAGAATTACATGAATCTTATCCACAACATCAGGCTGTATTGAAATTGGTCCAAGTTCATAAACACACGCAATACAAACTAGCCAGTCAACCCGAAACATCTATATTACACAAGGGTAGTGTGATTTCCATATGCTTGCACAATTATCATGAACCGGGTAAAATTCACACTGATTTCAACTTGTTGACATTTGTTATTTTACATGAATTAGCCCACATCATGACTTCTGATTGGGAGCACGGTCGTGAATTCAAATATCACTTTGCTTTTTTATTATTTCACGCGGTAGAGTGGGGCTATTATCAACCAGTAGATTACCGAAAACATCATGTACCTTATTGTGCTATGTTTATAAAAGATAACCCTTATTTTGATAATCCTCGCCTCATACAAAAGATACAAGAACAATATCTGGAAATTTCACCACTAAAATAAATTGGCCTTAAACTTGATATCTCTCGCATCATCATTATTATTTCATCATACACATACACATACACAAAAAACCCACACAAACCCACAGACAGAAATGAACAGACATGTCGGTAATCTGGATTCTCTTCATGGTTTGCAATTTATGCCCAAATTGCGCCAAAATATTGAACGTATGTTGAGCGATAGAGGATATGTGTGTGTCAAGGATAAAATCAATTGGCCTCAAGACTTAAAAGTGGATGAAAAAGCCATGAAACAAGATATGCCAGAGTATCAATTTGGCGCCTATCATCCCGAGACTCGAGATATCATCTATATAGTGTATTGTCAAGAAACCAAAATCAATATCCCTCAAACTCGAGATTTCAAGATGGCCTTTGAACAATTCAACATGCAACACATTATTATCATCAACAGCGATCACGTCAATGCTAATATCGAATCCTCTTTCAAATCCGTAGAAAATCTACCTTTGCGTATTGAATATTTTGCATGTGCTGAATTACTACATATCATTGTTGATCACAAATTAGTCCCACGCAACGAGGTCGTACCTCTGGCGGAAATACCACATTTACTAAAACGGTACAAACTCCAACATGTTCAACAATTGTATCATTATCGCACACAAGATCCTGTAGTCAAATATTATGGCTGGTTACCTGGTGTAGTCGTCAAGGTCACTCGATTGTTTGGAGGCGCCAGAGAACCTGAAATTGTATATCGTGTGGTGGTTTAAAGTCAACCAGCCTCACCAACCCTTCTCCATCAAATGAGCAACCAAAAAAAAATCAACTAACAAATACAGTCACAACTTATCCTAGAATCACGTAACAAGAATCAAGACTGTATAAATTCTCAATTATGTATTTTTAATGTATAAATTCTCAAAAAATTGCCAATACATAATGATAAATATGAATTCAATCAAACAAACAAGATTCAATGGGTAAATTAGTAATTAATTGAGGACAGCGATATCTGCGGGCATACTCTTGACATGGCTTACATGAAGCATCACAAAGTGTATGAACGTTACCATCTTCCACATCAATACATTCACCATACCATTGGTGGGCCAATATTTTTTTGTTGAGCAAATGGTCAAATTTATGCCAAATTGGGGTAGTTTCTAATTCAACCAAACTCACCCATTGATCATCATCGTCATTGGATGCAGAATCACGAACAACCAAATACTTTTCTTCAGTCAATGAATTGTATTTTAAACCCAAAATAGTCAATGTAGGTGCAGATTTATCTATTGGCAATGAAGAAGCAAAGATGGACTTGTGCAGTTGCATCAATGACAAGGCGGCTTGATATGAAGTTTGAGTGCGTGTGCGGTAGCGGTGGCTTTGAGGTTCATTTTGATGTGGTAAGAAAGGTCTGGGGTATTCATCATCCGATTCTTCTTCGCTGTCAGAAGAGACGTATATTTTCTTGATTCTTCTTTGAGGCGAGGTGATGGGTGTAGCAGCAGAATCTTCTCCCGACGAGACTTGATCTGGTTCTTGTTCTGGTTCTGGTTGTGGGTCTGGTTCTTGTTCTGGTTCTGGTTCTTGTTCTGGTTCTTGGTCTACTTCTAGTTTCAAGTGTCTTTTGGTCTTTCTTTTCTTACGTGGTTTTTGTTGCCGACGGCGTGGTTTGCGTTTGATGATTTTAGATAAACTAGTATTGGCGAATGTAGTAGTTGTTGTTGTAGATGAAGTCTTGCGATGACGAAGATTGTACTTATTTGCAATTACTGGTACGGGTGAAGTGGAATCCGACTCAGATGATTGAAGTGAGGGATTGATTTGGGCGTCACGTGGTGTTGAAGATTGAGAATTAAAACGGGAGTTGTGAATGAGTGGGCCTATATGACGAGCCAATTCTTCCTTCGTGAGTTTGATTAGTACCAT